GCCAATGGAATAATTGAGGCACTTCCCCTACTGATTGAAAGCTTGCCAAGGATTATCATGGCCATTGTCAACGCCCTTATAACCGGTATTCCACTAATCTTACAGGCAATGGGCGAGATTATCCTGGCTATTATTACAAAACTGGGAGAACTTGCCATTCAGCTGTTTGAGTGGGTGGCTCCTACAATAGGGGGATGGATTCAATCCATCGGAGAGTGGTTTGCGCAACTCCCCGGATTGATTTGGACTTGGCTTACAGATGTGGTTACAAAACTCGGGGATTGGGGCGCTTCAATCTTAGAGTGGATTGCCACGAATGTGCCCGCATGGATTGAGAGTATCGGGGAATGGTTTAGCCAGCTTCCTGATCGTATAGCTTACGCCCTTGGCTACGCAATCGGTTCAATAATAAAGTGGGGAGCAAATGTTGTGAAATGGATCGCAACAAATGTGCCTACTTGGATTGAGAGCATAACGAAATTCTTCTCCGAGCTTCCCGGTAAGATTTGGACTTGGCTTGTAAACACCGTTACAAAAATAGTGCAGTGGGGCATAGAGATGCAACAGAAGGCCTCTACCGCAATTCAGACCATGATTAACTCGATAATCACCCTTATGCAGCAGTTGCCGGGGAAAGTTTGGACATGGTTAGTAGATACGGCGAATAAGCTGAATCAATGGAAGCAAGACCTTGTTTCCAAAGGTACTGAGGCAGCTACAGGGCTGTTCAATGCCGTAGTTGATGGAATCAAAGGACTTCCGGATAAGATGGTATCTATCGGTAACGATATTGTTTCAGGCATTTGGAACGGAATCTCGTCCGGCTGGAACTGGCTTACTAGCAAGGTTCAAAGCCTTGCGGAATCCCTTCTGGAAGGTGCAAAGGATGCCCTTGGCATTGCTTCACCGTCAAGGGCTTTCCGTGATGAGTTTGGACGCTGGATTCTTCCCGGAGCAGAGATAGGTATAGAAAAGTCTATGCCAAGCGCCTTAAAAACCATGAGAGAAAGCGCAACAGCACTCCTGAATGAAATGAAAGGCACCGTATCGGCTTATAGCGGAGAGATTGCGCTATCTGCCGGAGCGTCAGAAAGCCGAAGGGCATTTTCTGCCGGGGGAACATCGGTATATTACGATAACCGAATTGAACAGACGAATAACTACCATGAAGCAGTTCCTGCTCCGTCGGTTGTGGCAAAAAATCAGCGTGAGGCGATTCGTAATATCGTCGGAGGTGTGAAATAATGGCAAATCAGATTAGAGTGGTTCTCTCGTGTAACGGGAGGACCCTTACTTTTGGCAAGGACAGTGATATCGACATCACGAAGATAACCGGGCTAGAGAGTTCGGATATCGAAATCAGTAAAAGCGATAACGCCCTTGTAGACGGTGAAACCGTAGACGGACTGAAGATAAAGGGCAGACCAATACATATCGAGGCCTCTTTTCGGGATTTAAAGAACAATAAAGAGAACAGGCAAAATCTGATTAAGTTCTTCAATCCGAAGTACACAGGAAAAGCACTCATTGAAAATATGGGTGTCTCAAGGAACATTGAATACAGGCTTGAAGGATGGACTTTTAAAGCAAAAGCTTCGCTTGATGCAAGGCTGGCCATTGTTGTGGATTTATATTGCCCTGATCCATACATGCTGAATATTGATAACTTCGGCAAAAACATGGCGGCATACACACCACTGTTTGCTTTTCCTTGGATAATCACCGCTAAAAAGGTTACGGGACTGAAAAGACCATATTCCGGGCTTGCTTTAGGAGGTCGCGCAGCAGGATACAGGACACTGCATAAAGAGGTGGCGCTATCCAATGACGGCGATGTACCTACCGGTGTAATTATCAAGTTTGTAGCTACAAGGGGGCCAGTAAGCAATCCTAAGATTACAAGAACAGGAACAGGGCAATTTATGAGAGTCAAGGTAGAGATGGCCAAAGGGGATGTCCTCGTAATCGACACCAACGAACGCCATCAGATTGTTGAGCTTAACGGAGTAAATTGTTATCAGCGTGTGGATAGACGGTCTGAGCCGTTCCAGCTGGATGTAGGAGAGAATTATCTGGAATACGCTGCAGATACGAACTATGTCAATCTTGATGTAAATATCTACTATACGCCTAAGTATTTGGGGGTGTGATATGCAAGTTTACATTCTCGATAAGGATTTTCAGACTATTGGAGCCATAAAGGTTTTTAATTCGCTGATATGGACCCGTCGCTACTATGAGCCGGGAGTATTTGAGTTTCACACATCCTCAAGCTTCTTCCCCTTATTTAACTCCGGCAAGTATATATGTCGTAATGATCGCTCCGAACTCGGAGTAATCCGGGAAGTGAATTATGCACAGACGGATAAGGGAGAGCGCTCAGCTTACTGCAAGGGCTACTTTGCAGAGAAACTACTGGATGATAGAGTTCTTCAGGCTCCAGTAAATATATCCGGAACTCCGGAAGAAATTGCGCTTACTCTTGTGGATGGAATGGCCATTCATCCGGCAAACTCCGGGCGAGTTATTCCACGGCTAGTCCTTGGGACTCGCAAAGGACTTGGAACACGAATTACATTGCAGACAACGGGGGACAAGCTTGGGGAAAAACTGTATGAGACAGAGCAAACACAGGAGCTATCTCACCGCATTTTATATGACTATGAGAGGAACACACTCACCTTTGAGTGCTGGAAGGGGCGTAATCGAACGGAGAATCAGGAAGAAAACTCTCCTGCGATTTTCTCCAATCGTTTTTACAATGTGAAGTCAGCGATATATGGCCGAGACGAGAGTTCTTATGCGAATGTCGCTTATGTTGCCGGTGAAGGGGAAGGAAATGCAAGAACTATTGTCGAAGTAGATATCCGCACAGATCCGGCAGAAGAACGCCGGGAAATATATGTGGATGCTAGAGATTTACAAAGCGAGTATCAGGATGGGGGCGGGGCAAAACACACCTATGATTCTGCCCAATACCGAGCCATTCTTAGGCAGAGAGGACTGGAAAAGCTTTCGGAATACTCAAAGATTGAGACGGTTCACTCAGATATTGACGCTGGCGCTAACCTCGTATATATGAAGGACTTCGACCTAGGAGACCTTTGTACATATCAAAATATGGATGTAGGAATCGAGTGCGACGAAAGAATAACCGCAATCCAAGAGGTATACGAAGGAGCAAAAACGGCCTTGAATGTTACCTTTGGCACAGACGAGGCGACGACTATCACGAAGATTATAAAAAGGGAGGCAAACTAAATGCTAAGATTTGGCTATTTCGATTCAGAGATTATCGGTACGGATCCGGAAGGAATGCCGATATTCGACAGGGCAGAAACGTCCGACCTATTTCGATTACTATTTGCAAAGCTTGTCAGTAATGGGGTTCTTGCTCAGCCCGGGGATTGCTTTCAGGTTCTTGCGTCGGAAGGGCTAACCGTTAAAGTCCGTCCAGGCTTTGGACTGATTCAGGGCGCATTTGCCTATGATGATTTAGAGAGTACGCATACCTTAAGCAAAGCACCTCAGCAGTATGCGAGAATTGATAGAGTTGTTTTAAGAGCAAACTATAAAAATCGTTGCTGTGAAATCATTGTAAAGGAAGGAACTGCTGCAGTGAATCCTGTCGCTCCAGCTCTTCTTACTCCAGCGCGTGGAGACTACTATGAGCTTTCTCTTGCTACAATTTACATTCAGTCAAATGCAACAGCTATTACTCAGTCCGCAATAACAGATACACGAGGAGATAGCTCTGTATGTGGTTTTATTACGCAGCTTATAGACCATCTCTCTACAGATACATTCTATGCGCAGCTAAACGGATTTTATCAAGAATTTACCCATAGGGTAGAGCGTAACTACAGTGAGCATACTGAGAAGATGGAGGAGATAGAGGAGTCATTACAGGGGAATTTTCAATCATGGTTTGAAACGGTTGAGCGAACGCTTACGGATACGCCAGTTGGAAATCTTTCGGCACAGATTGATAGGCTGAAAGGTGAAACAATCGTAACCATTCCGGCTAATGCCTGGAGTAACTCCGCGCCATACAGCCAAAAGGTGACTATTCCAGCTATAAAGTCAACAGACTCAGTAACAATGGGGAAGGCCTACACAAAGGACAACACTTTAGAAGAGATAGAGACATGGGACGAAATGGCTGGATTAATCACCAGTGCGGAAGTTAGTGATGGGTATGTAACTTTTTACAGTAAATCAGAGAAGCCTAGCCGTACCTTTAAAGTAAAGCTGAAAGGAGTCAAGTAATGAGTGAAGTATTTATACCGTTAGGTGGTGCAGGAGGAAAGAATAGAGGCGGAGTAGCGATTGTAGGTGCAGATGCAACTATACAGGATATGTATGGAATGGTAACTGTTCCGCTTCCTGCAGGAAATTACAAAAAATATGTTGCCAATGGCGAGGCATATATGCCTGGATATGGTGATGGAAAAAATGCCGTTCTAGGATTGAATAAGGAATTTATTAAGAAGGCCGCTTTGCACGCCTTTGGAATCGCCAGTATCACAAATTTTAGCCTAGCCCTGTATGCGCACAAACAAGTCCGGCTTACATGGGCTCGTCCAACTAGGGGCTTGTGGAGCGGTACAAGATTCATTTTTAAGTACGACAGTATGCCAACGAGCATCACAGACGGATTCTATACGCTTGATAGTGCCGATGTGCATTTTGAAACTGGCAGACTTGAAGAGCGACAGCTTTATGTGAGGGCATTTAACTATGCTACTACTAATTCCGGTAGGTGGTATGACGATGGGAAAGTAAGTGCGACAATCCAAGTAACAGGAATTAGTGGTTCTGTAACGCTAGGAGCAGGAGCAGGCACTTGGACAGTACCGGAAGGCGTAAGAAGAATCCGATGTATACTTGTTGGGCATGGAGGACAAGGTGGTAGCGGCAATGGGCGCTATGTTCCCGGAGGTGGAGGAGGTGGAGGCTATTTCACTACCGGATATATGGACGTTACTCCGGGGCAAGCGATACCTTGGATAGTTCCGGTAAGAGGGCAAGTTGCGCCGACTAATACTGCAACATGGCAAAATCTTGTGAATGGTGGAAACCTACCAGGGCTTTACACCACTTTTGGAGGCATCGTGGCGCAACACGGAAAGCCTCCCTTATCTATGCAAATGACTAGAGGCGGTCACCAAGGAAGCGGTGGCGATGGAGGTTCCGGCGGTGCCGCTTTCGGAGGAAGCCCCGGTACTAATGGAAATGATGGTGCAGGAGCGCAGACTAGCGTAAAAGATAGGGGCGGAAGAAATGGGGATACTTACTATTTGACCATTCGACCTGGACAGGGACAGCATTCAAGCACTACAGGCTTTAATGGTGTTCTGTACTGTAGCGGAGGTACTGCCGGAAATAAGGGTTCTTCCGGTGTTGGAACAGCCGGAACAAATGGGCTTGGTAATGGCGGTAATGGAGCAAATAATAGATACATGGATAATTACTCCGGTGGAGAAGGTGGCACCGGCTGTATCTACATAGCTTGGGGCAGTAGCATGAATGACGGAAGCTAGAAACCTTAGAAACCTTAGAAAC